TACAGCCGTTCTAGATGACGGTGGAGCCGCTGTAACTTGGACAGCTAACGTACCTTTATATATAGTTGAAAACTCACACGGTAAAGCGGCTAATCAGTTTGCTACTACTGGAGTTGGCCCTAAAGGTGGCCCCGCAACTACTGAAGCTATTGTTATTGCAGGAGCTTTGTACTCATCTGCCGCTCGTAATATCTTTGTTACTCTGCGTCCTATTGGAGCAGACCTAGCAACTGCCGCTACTACTGTTACTTATATTGCTCAATTCCAAGAACTCTAAGGAAAAACTAAATGAGTGAAGAAGAGAACGGTTTATTTGGGAACGCAGGTGAGATTTACTTTTCAGAAGTAGAAGGTGAAAGTGGTCTTGACCTGACCCTAGAAGAATCTATACGTCTCAAGTTTGTAGGCTTGGTGGAAGATCGCTTTGCACAAGCAGAGAGAGCTAGAGAGCATGATGAAGCTCGATGGCTCCAAGCCTACCATAACTTTCGCGGACTTTACGGCAAGAGCGTAAGGTTCCGAGAGTCTGAGAAGTCTAGAGTCTTTATTAAAGTAACTAAGACTAAAGTCATTGCGGCTTTTGGTCAGCTAGTGGATGTTATTTTTGGTACAGGACAATTCCCAATAGGCGTTAAGGAAACCCGTGTTCCTGAAGGTGTTTCAACCTATAAATATTTAGACAATTCGCCAGGAATTGAAAGCACTCCACCAGAAGAGAAAGAAGAAACGCCAGAAGAAGTTGTAAACCCTTTTGACGTAGGCTACGAAGGTGATGGTAAGGTATTAAAAGCCGGAGCTACTTTTTCAGCAGGTGAATCAGCACTAGAAAACGCTATAGCAGAGTCAGACGCTACATTAAAAGACGGTAATAGCCCTGACCCACAGGCTTTACAACTATCTCCTGCTAAAGACGCGGCAAGAACAATGGAAAGATTAATCCACGATCAGATCGAAGAGTCTAACGGCTCTTCTGAACTGCGTAATGCGCTGTTTGAGTCTGCGTTGTTTGGCACAGGCGTAGTTAAAGGCCCATTTAATTACAATAAAACTCTAAGCCGTTGGGAAAAAGACGCAGAAACAGGCGAAAGAACGTATAATCCACTAGCAGTGCGTGTACCTCGCATTGAGTTTGTAAGTATTTGGGATTTCTTCCCAGACCCTAACGCAACAACGATGGAAGACTGCGAATTTACCTTTCACCGTCACAAAATGAACCGTTCTCAACTTAGAGGACTAGCAAAACTACCACACTTTAACAAAGATCAGATTCGTGAGTGTTTGGGCATGGGTTCAAACTACGTTGAAAAAGATTATGAGGCTGAACTAAAGGACGATCATAGCACAGAAGAATATGGCGATGGCCTCTTTGAAGTTTTAGAATATTGGGGCGTTATGGACGCACAGTACGCTAGAGAAGCCGGAATGGAACTCCCAGATGAGGTAGACGATTTAGATGAAGTACAAGTTAATGCTTGGATTAGCAACGGTAAGCTGTTACGCGGTGTTGTTAACCCTTTCACTCCGTACAGGCTACCATACAATGCCTTTCCTTACGAGCGTAATCCTTACTCTTTCTTTGGTATTGGCGTTGCTGAAAATATGGACGATTCTCAACAGATAATGAATGGTCATGCACGTATGGCTATTGATAATCTTGCGTTGTCAGGCTCATTAGTCTTTGATGTTGATGAATCTGCCCTTGTTGGTGGACAATCAATGGAGATATATCCGGGAAAAGTGTTTAGACGACAGTCAGGAATGCAAGGTCAAGCAATTCACGGACTTAAATTTCCTAATACCTCTCAAGAAAACATGATGATGTTTGATAAGTTCCGTCAGCTTGCAGATGAGCAGACAGGCATACCTAGTTACTCTCACGGACAGACAGGCGTACAAAGTATGACACGTACAGCTTCTGGAATGTCTATGCTACTAGGCGCGGCAAGTTTAAACATTAAAACAGTAGTTAAAAACATAGATGACTTCTTGCTTAGACCACTAGGAAAGTCATATTACCAATGGAACATGCAGTTCTTTGAAGGCGATTTAGCTATTGAAGGCGATCTAGAAGTAAATGCAATGGGTACAAACAGTCTAATGCAAAAAGAAGTACGCAGTCAGCGATTGACTATGTTCTTACAGACTGCACAGAACCCCGCTATTGCACCATTTGTTAAGATCTCTAAGATTGTTAGTGAGTTAGCGTACAGCCTTGATTTAGACCCAGACGAGATCCTAAACGATCCCGAAGAAGCGGCAATCATGGCACAAATTATAGGAGCGCAAAATGTTGGACAAAGTACTGGCGGCGAAGCTGTCGCCCCTGACGGGCAACAAGGAGCTATGGGAGGCCCTGACGGAGCATCTCCTCAACCTCAAGAACTTGGAGCTACAGGCACTGGCGGTGGCAACATCGGAACTGGAACTGTACCGCAAGCAGGGGAGAGTGAGTTCTCTGGTTAATTTGTTACAACTAAAAGAGCAAGTACGTGAAGCTAAACAACGAACAGAAGGCTAACAAATATGAAAGACATGAAACTTAAATACAACATGGGCGGTAACATGTACGCTGAAGGCGGCTCAATGCTAGTTCCACCAGAAATGGAAATGGAAGACGATAGCATACCTGAAGACACATACGACAACATCCCAGAAGACGAGATGGCAGAAGCAGAAGATTCACAGCTTCCAGATGATGAAATGGAAGATGACTATCTAGGCTATGTACTAGGCGAGTCTTTAGACACAGAAGAACAAGAATATTTAATGGGCGTTCTAGAAACTGACGAACGTCTAAGCGGCATCTTTGATAAGGTTATGGATGTTGCAGGAGAATTCTCTGGCGAAGGCGAAGTAAGTGGCCTTGGCACTGGAGTATCAGATTCGATTCCCGCAAGGTTATCGGATGGTGAATTTGTTTTCACCAAGAAAGCCACCGATCAAATGGGTGCGGATCAGCTACAAACTATGATGGACGATGCTGAGAAAGCCTATGACGGCGGTTTAATGAAGAAAGCATTTGGAGGTCTAACAAGCGAAGACGAAATGGAATCGTATGATAGTGAAGAAGAGGTTAAGAAACAAATGATCTCTGCTAACCAAATGCCAAGTATACGATAAAGCTACTTCAGTTATCTGAACCCTTTATCATTTTTTTTACCTAGAGGCCACCTTGAAGTATCAAGACCCTATATTACAAACGCGAGTAATGTAGCCACCTTGAAAGACTAGCAAGCCCCAAAAGGAGTGTGATGTAAATGTCTAATGCAAACGAACAAATTGAAGAACCAACTGCGAATCCGTATAATTCTAAAAAGGCTTGGCATACGCCAGACGGCCCAAGTAAGGCTAAAGCAGATACGCTTTTCTTTGAAGAACCTTCACAGGCTACCCGCAAAGCGGCCCCTGAACAAGAAGAGGCAGAACCCAAAGGAAGAACTAATTATAAAAAACGATACGATGATCTAAAAAAACATTACGATCAGAAGATAGCAACTCATAAGCAAAGAGAATTAGAGCTTACAGCGATGGCAAAAGAAACGCAACCTGCGTATGCCCCGCCTAAGTCAACTGAAGATCTCGCAAACTTTAGAGAGCAGTACCCTGATCTATATGAAACTGTAGAAACTGTTGCACACTTACAAAGTGAACAGCAGATGCAAGCTTTAAAAACCAAAATGTCTGTTCTTGAAGAACGAGAAACAGTCATACAACGGAAAGAAGCTGAAGCTACGCTACGTTCTCGCCATCCTGATTTTGAGGATATACGAGGCGATGAAAGGTTTCACGAATGGGCTAAAGAACAACCTGAAGCAATTCAAGGTTGGATCTATGAAAACCCAAACAATGTAGGATTAGCAATCAAAGCTATCGACCTTTATAAAATGGAAAATGGTATTAAAATTGAAAGTAAGCAAAAGACAAAGAAATCACAAGCCCCCAAATCTTCAGCGGCAGACATGGTGTCCACACGGACAACACAAATTGATGCTAAAGAACCAAAGATTTGGTCACAACGGGAAATCGCTAGACTGTCTATAGCTCAATTCGATAAATACGAAAGTGAAATTGATGCGGCTATAATGGAAGGCAGAATAGTAGATTAATATAATTGTCTTTTTTAGGAGTAACACATAATGGCGTATAACGCATCCGACCAACTGTTTGAACAAGGTACAGACACTAACGGTAACTTTGGTAATTCGGTTACTGGTCAAACTAACAGCTTCTTCCTACCCGCAGTTTTTTCTAAGAAGGTTCTAAACTTCTTCCGAAAAGCTTCAGTAGTTGAAGCAATCACTAACACTGACTATAGCGGTGAAATTTCTTCTTTCGGTGACTCTGTAAAGATCATCAAAGAGCCAGAAATCACTGTTTATACTTATGAACGTGGCGCTGACGTAACTCAGACTAAGCTAACTGACATTGAAACTACTTTGATTGTAGATGTGGCTAACGCATTTAAATTCAAAGTTGACGATATTGAAACTGCTATGTCTCACGTGAACTTTAAAGAAGTTGCATCTTCATCTGCCGCTTACGCTTTGCGTGACGCATTTGACGAAGGCGTAATGGCTACAATGTTCGCAGGTGTTTCAGCTTCAAGCCCTAACCACATCCTTGGTAGCGACAGTGCTACTGACCTAGCCGCAGGAACTCTTGATGGCACAGGTAACTTGGATATTGGTTTCGGTTCTAACGAGCATGATCCTTTGGATGTCATGGCACACATGGCCCGTCTACTTGACGAGCAGAACATCCCAGAAGAAGGCCGTTGGTTCTTAGCTCCACCTAGCTTCTACGAGCAACTATCACAGTCTAGCTCTAAGCTAATGTCAGTGGACTTCAACGCAGGACAGGGATCAATCCGCAATGGTTTGGTATCTTCCGGCAAGTTACGTGGTTTTGACATGTACAAGTCTAACAACATTGCTGCTACTTCACATGCCGCAGGTAAGATCCTTGCAGGACACATCAGTTCTACTGCAACGGCTCAGACCATCACAAGCACTGAGGTTCTTCGTGACCCAGATAGCTTCGGTGACATTTGTCGCGGTTTGCACGTTTATGGTGCTAAAGTACTACGCCCTGACGCATTAGTATCTGCGTTCTATGGTGTTGACTAAGTAAGCAACTAGAGACGGGGGTGTAAAAACCCCCTGATCTTTAAAGGAGTTAACATGCCACAGGTAGGAAGTGATTCAAAACCTTTAATGGTTAGAGGTAAAACAAGAAATAGAATACTAGGCGATACAGGAAGTTGGTATAAGCCAGAGAACAAGAAAAAATATGAAGATAACTGGGACGCTATCTTTGGTAAGAAAGAAACTGAAACTAAATCAAAGGCGAAATAAGATATGGCAACAACTTACCTTGAACTAACTAATGAGCTTTTGCGTGAACTCAACGAAGTTGCCTTAACGTCAACAACTTTTGGAGCCGCACTGGGTGTACAGCAACATGTTAAAGACTCAGTAAATCGTGCTTACTTTGATATTATAACTCAAGAACCACAATGGCCTTTTCTATCTGTTGCAGAAAGCGGTGCAGTAGACCCCATGTACGGAAACGTGT